GATATTCAATTCAAGTATCTTCAAGTGGAACAATAAAACAGCAACAGACCTAATCTGGCACCCTTGGTTGGCCGATAGAGGTAATCTAAAAAGAAACCAAGGTGACCAAGATGTTATATCCATACTGGCCAGTAAAAGTCAGAAATTTAGAGTATTTCCAGATGAATGGTCTTTCTCATATAAGTGGAATAATAGAGTAAATCCAAGATATTCTAAGCAAGATTGGACTTTTGAACGAGGTGTAGGTAAAGTGGCTGTCTTCCACGGAGCACCAAATCCACACGAAAGTGACCAGGAATACATCAAAAACGCCTGGAAGTGACCCTTCCCTCGCTGGTCAATCCTGTCGCACCTCTAAAACCTAGACCAGGTCTCAAAAAAAACTTTAAAAAAAAACGATAAAGTGCTTGCCATATGGTATGGACTCTGATAGGATATGTGTATATGATAAAGAATTACACAGAAAAAAAACACAAAATAATGGTTAAAAGACATGAAAAAAGGCTTGCCAAGTGTAAGAAATACCTGTATAATAACCTTATTGATTTACTAATGAATACTATAAACACTAACAAAGGAGAACACTACTATGGCTAAAGTTAAAAACTATTACATGGATAAAGCTGAAGAAGCTGTTGATGTAATTATCAAAAATCTAAAAAACAATGTGATTACAAAATCTGTTGCAATCAAAGAAATTATGAATGTCGAAGCTGTTGACTTGATTGATATTGATGAATACAATGTTGAAGAAGTAATCGACATGGAATTAGAAACTGCTTAACAAACAAAAGGACAATACTATGAACACTACATATATCGTGACTACACAAGGCTTAGAAAACTATGGCGCACATGCTGAGAGTGGTAAATTCTCAGATAACAACCACTATTGGAAGTTTAAGTCTGGTACAGAATATATGGTGACAGGCCTTGACCGTGAACAAGACGCTATGGCGTTTGTAATGGCCATTGGTGCAGAAAATGGTATTGGTTGGAAAGAATACCCTTGTGATATTCAAACACATGAAGATTGGATGAAACAGTGGGATATGTCAGATGAGAATGACAAAGAATATTATGAATTTAAAATGAAACACATGGTCAAAGCTGACCCTAATACATATAAAAAGGAGGCTACACATGATTATTAATGTGGGCGATTATGTTGAATGTAACCACGGTAGAAGTGGTACAATCATCAATATCGGTATCGCAACAGAAAAAACCGATGTAGCGGCTGAGAATGATACAGCCCTAAATGCTAAAACTTATGACACTGAGTTAGGATATACTGGCGCTATTACATATACAGGCGACAGTGGTACACACTGGTGTTATTTCAATCAAATCAATAAAGTTGAAGAAAGTGCTACTAATGAAATATAATGAAGATAAAATCCTGAAAGAGATTGGTGACTATATTAAATCTACATATGGTCAACACTATGCTCAGGTACAAGAGGGTGTTCAAGTGCAAGACTTGTTACGCTCTGCTGGTATTGATAAAGATTTTTGTCAAGCCAATGCAATCAAGTATCTTGCAAGGTTCGGCAAAAAGAATGGTCGTAACCGTGCTGACCTGTTAAAGGCTGCTCATTACATTGTTCTATTAATGGACAGTGAAGATAACACTAACTCTAAGGAAAAATAATGATTGACATTTTAGAAAAGATTGAACAACTCAAATCTATCGCCAAAATGGTCGATGATGGTACACCTAGATATCAGATTGTAGATAAGTGTAATGAAATCATCAATGAAGACCAGAAAAAGGTAGATGAATTTGAGCAATGGGCTGAAGAAGAGTCCGCTAAACAAATAGAGTTGGATTTTCAGGATCCAAAGAAAATCGTCACAGATTGCGTTTAGCACGAAAAAACGAGGCGCCAGGATGCGCCAGGAGACGCTTTAAGAGCTGCTCGAAGGTCGGACTATGGTCGAAAAACCACTAAAAATCACGCTTTTTTTAGGCTTGCCATTATCCACCAACTAGTATAGGATATACGAATATTAACACTTAACAAAAAGGACATATGACTACAAACACATTTAGATACGACAAAGACAGCATTTTTGCAGAATTCAATGATGCAAAATCAAAAGATACCAAACTAGGTAACGGTGATGACAATAAAGTACACACCAACAGAATTAAGTTTCTAAAAGATATGATTGACTTAGAAGCTAAAATGCCTGAAGTCTTTAGTTATGTAAACATTAACTTCAAAAACTTATTGAATGTTTATCTAACTCAGGATCCAAGGCTCACTTTCTACATGAAAGTCTTTGGTAAATCTCCAGATGAAATGGCGGCTGAACAGGCATATGACGGTTAATTATGGCAATTATTTACACTAATACATCAAGTGGCTCACTGAGGCGGAACAGGAATAAAGCAAAGAACCTGTCCGCCAACCAGTTGGCACAATACAAAGAAGACCTAAGACTTCATAATAAACATATGAAGAAGATACATCTACACGACAAACAAATGAATTTAGAAGACTATATCAAATATAGACACGGTATGTTAAAAATCAAAACTAGAAGTGTGCCATTGAAATCGGTACCATATACTAGAGAAACACCAAATTATCCAAGTTTATCAAATTCTACCAACTTAGGTGGTGGTACGATTGACTACAAAGAACAACAAGAACGAATTGAAGTATCTAAACAATACTCAATTGTTCCAGCATATAACAAAGGTCCTTACATGGTAGTCGGTAAAGAAGACCTTAAAACAGCAGGGAGAAAAGTATGAAGTTAATAGATATGATATCAATAGGAATTATTGCCTTAGCATTTATGTTTATCACAGGGGCTGCAAAAGCAAATCCAGTTACAGAGTGGTTTAAAACTGAATGGGTAAAAACTGTTGAGTTTCAAAAGTCTAGTTTTGCAGATGCAAAAGACCAGACAGAAAATACAAAGTTAAAATTACAAGACCTATGGTCTAAGGTAAAAGATAATGTTACACAAGATTAGTCAGTTTTGTGATAAAGTGGACACCATCAAAAAGATGTCCGATGAATTAAGGGTCTTGAAATATCAGACCCCTAAATCAAAAGATAGGGACTTTAGAATACAAAACTTAATTGAAACCATACAGGCAGATTGCCATTTGGTATCACAAGACAAATCAGATTATGATAATAATAAAAATGAAGAGGGTGAGTATGGCGATTATTCTGGCATTACTAGTTACGCAATGCACATCCAGAACAACAAAGAGTGAAAATGAAAATAAGTGGAATCCAGCGTTTAGTATTATTAGGACTATTATTACCGGTTCTCGCTAGTTGCAGTGCCAGTAGAAGTCAAGTAGGTGCAGTTGCAGGTGGCACAAGTGGTGTTGCAGGTTGTGTAGGACTAGGTGTATCAGACCCATATGTAACTGGTGCATGTGCCTTGATTGGTGCTTTCGCAGGTGCGGAGATTATGTACAAATCAGATTATGATGTACACAATGCAGTATTCGTAGACCATTTAGATAACTCACCAAACGGACAGAGTTACACAAATTGGTACAATAAACAAACTGGTAATTCAGGTATAATTAAAGTTACACAATCATTCACCAAAGGTCCTTTAAAGTGTAAGGATTATAATGCAACAGTTGATATTAAACAAAGATGGCCACTGGTTGGTGTAGGGGGTCTAAAAAGAGAGGTTGTTTTTGGTACAGCATGTATGTTACCAGATGGCCGATGGATGGAGTTACCGAGATGAAGAAGTTATTAATGTTCTTATTTTGTTCTATGATGTATTCCACACTTGCCATTGCAGGCGAAAAGGTGTATCATAGTAAGATAAAGTCAATAAATCCAGAGATGGTTGACGGACAGTATTGTTATGTTAAAATTATTATTAAAGAAGTTGATGATACAATTATCAAAGAAGAAATTTTGGAGTGTGCTGACGGTAGAAATAAATTCGACAGTCCAGGTTGTTGGGAGATGTTTGCCGAGTTTTACTACAGAGATGTCAATACGCCAGAATATTGCAGGTCTTATTCAAGGTCTGGCCATGCTTTTAAGTCGTTCGGAAAAGTA